GCAGTATGAAAAGGGTCTGATGGGTACGGATTCGGCCGGCATGAAGTGGAAGATGGATCAAAACGTTGTTTCGCAAACGTTTGGTTCGTTCGCTGGAACTGGTGCTGTTGCGACTACGACCGCCACTGGCTTTTTGACAACCGGCTGGGCTTCAACCTCGACTATCACGCTGATTGCAACTGGCGCTGTTTCGCTGAATGCTGGCGACACCTTCCAGATTGCTGGCGTGTATGCGGTCAACCCGCAGAACCGTCAAGCGTATGGCACGAACAAGCTGCGTAACTTTGTTGTGAAAACTGCTGCTTCTGGCACCAGCACTTCGTTTAGCGTAACTGTTTCGCCTGCCGTTATTACTGCTGGTCAGTTCCAAAACGTCAGCATTCCGACCACGAGCGCAACCGCGGCGGTTACCTTCTTTAACAGCTCTGGCACCGTGTCACCGCAGAATATTGTTATGCACCGCAATGCGTTTACCGTTGCGATGGCTGACCTTGAGCTGCCAGAAGGTGTGCACTTTGCTGGTCGTGCAAGCGACAAAGAGCTGGGGATGTCCATTCGTGTCGTTAGGCAGTACACAATAAATAACGATTCAATCCCGACTCGTTTGGATGTGCTCTACGGCTGGGCGCCGCTGTATCCCGAGCTTGCTTGCCGCGTTGCTGCGTAATAACCAGGGGCGCAGTCAATGCGCCCCGTCTAACCTCATTTAAAGGAATTCATCATGGCAAATCCAGGACCGGCCTCGGCCACCACGATTCACCCGCAATCCCTCGGCACTAATCAGGCGTATCGTTTGCTTGGTTATGCAACGGGCGTTTCACTTGCTGCCACTGGCGATGCGGCTACTTTTAACGTCATTAACAGCGCGACCTACAACATCACCAACGTGGTAATCACCAATGCAAGCGCAGACGTTTCCGGCGGCGCTCTTGCCATCTGGACGGGTCCGGCTGGCACCGGCACAGAAATCGTGACCAATGCTTCGCTGACCAGCAACACCAGCTCGGCATACGTTACGAAATCCACTGTTGTTGCTGCAACTGGCACTAAAAATCTGTCAACGCAGCAGTTTGTTGTCAAAGTCGGCACTGCTGTTACTGGCACCGTTGACATTTACATTTACGGTACTGATTTCAGCACGTTCTAAGCTGTATCGGGAATCGTTCGCAAGGACGGTTCCCATTTTTCGAGGGTAAAACATGGCCTACGATTCCGCATTTTCTCCATTTGGGCCGACTCATCTTGTCGGTACTAGCTCTGTTCAAATAAAAGCAACCAACAACGACAATCCGACTTCCTATCGAATCCGTAATCTTAAAACAACGGATCAATATTTTTCTTGGGCGCCACCTGCACCAGGTGATGTTGCGGTAACTTGCGTTACACCAGCCGCACCAACTAACGGATCGCCGGTAACAAATACTCTGGGCATGGCCGGCAGCACGACAATTGTGATTTCTGGCATTCCTGCAAACGCATGGTTTTTGAGCAACGTTGCCGCAGGTTTTGAAGTCACTGCTGGCGAAGGCAAACTGTAAAGGCCGACCATGACGCAGCCGATCGACATTGTAAGCCGGGCGCTTAAGGATATTGGCGCACTGGAAGCGGGCGAAACGCCGACCTCGGATGCTGCACAAGACGCGTTTGACATGCTCAACGACTTGATCGACCAATGGTCGAACGAGCAAATGATGGTCTTTTACAAGACCGAGATTGTCTGGGCGGTTACGCAGAATGTCACGCAATACACGATCGGACCAGGCGGGTCGATTGGCGCCAGCTTTACCGGCTCGATCAGCGGCACCACGTTGACGATTCCGGCCAGCGGTCTGCTGTCAGGCTACATCACGCTTGGTCAGACGCTAACAGGCACCGGCGTGACCGCGGGAACGACGATCACAGGTTTTAGCACTGGCGCCGGCGGCAGCATCAATTACGCAGGCACCTACACCGTCAGCACCTCGCAAACCGTAACCAGCACGACGATCTCGGCCTACTATCAGCGGCCGTTGTCGATCAACTCAGCATTCGTGCGAGTATCAACGACCAGCAACGGTGTGCCGATTTACGGCGGCGGTCTGGATTATCCAGTCAGCGTGTTAAATCTTGAGCAATACAACCTGATCGGACTGAAAAGCCTAAACGGACCGTGGCCGAAAGCGGTTTATTACCAGCCGAGCGAAATCCTCGGAAATGTGACCGTCTGGCCAAATCCGTCACAGGGCGAAATGCACCTATTTGCTGACACTGTGTTTACGCGTTACGGCACGCTCTATGACTCAATAAGCCTGCCGCAAGGCTACACAATGGCCCTGCGCTGGTGTCTGGCCGAGCGCCTATGCCCGATGTATGGGAAAGCCTCGCAGACGCAGCTGGCGATGATTAACGCGTTTGCAGCGCAATCCAGGGCAACGGTCAAACGCACCAACATGAAGCCGGCTCAGATTGCCAGTTACGATGATGTGATTGTTTCCGGTCGCCGCAAAGATGCTGGCTGGATTCTTCACGGTGGATTTATTTAAGGATAATCATGTCTAATATCGCAATTTCTGCTCTCCCCGTTGCCACTTCGCAAGCTGGCGGTGATGTGCTGCCAATCGTCCAGGCTACGACCAGCACGACCAAACAACTGTCGGTCACCAATCTGTTCACCAGCCCGACGTTTGTTACGCCTGCACTGGGAACCGTTGCCAGCGGCGTTATTAGCGCCTGCACCAGCACCGGCATGGTGCTGACTACGCCAACCCTAACGTCACCCACCATGACCGCGCCGGTGCTTGGCACCGTTGCCAGCGGCAACATCAGCGCGTGTACCAGCACTTCAATGGTCATGGTAACGCCGGTATTGGGCACGCCGACCAGCGGCAATCTGTCTAATTGCACCAGCACCTCAATGGTGTTGACCACGCCGGTAATCGGTGCGGCAACCGGCACAAGCCTTAGCACCACAGGCAATATTGTTGTTAACAGCACTGGAAAACTAGGTTATGCAACTGGTTCTGGCGGCACCGTTACTCAAGCCACCAGCAAATCCACCGGAGTTACGTTGAGCAAATCTACCGGTCAGATTACGTTGAACGGCGCCGCGCTTGCTTCCGATACCACGATCAGCTTTACGTTAACCAACACGGTAATTGAAGCTGGCGACATTCTCATAATGAACCACATCAGCGCTGGCACTCCGGGTGCTTACTTGCTCAATGCTCAATCTGCTGCGGGTTCGGCCAGCATTAACGTGCGGAACATCACCGCCGGTTCGTTGAGTGAAGCCATTGTGATCGCGTTTGCAGTCATCAAAGCCGTTACTGCATAACATGCCAGATTTTGGGTTTGTTGGCACATCCTATGAAGCGCCTAGCATCTATCAGGATGCTCAGGAGTGCATTAATTTTTACGCTGAAATAGATCCGACGAAACAACCCGGCCAGCGCGGGATTGTGGCGCTGTATCCGACGCCAGGCTTGTTGCTGAAAACGCAGCTTGCAGTTGCAGAGGTTCGCGGCTTGCATACTATGTCAGGTGGAGAAATCCTGATTGCTGTGTCTGGCTCAAATGTGTACTCGGTCAACATCAACATGGTGGCAACCTTAATTGGTGCTCTGTTAAGCAGTACAGGTCCGGTGTCCATCAGCGACAACATCACGACAAACAACGGTCTAACAGCCTATATCGTTGATGGCGATAACCGCTACACATGGGTTGCCAGCACAAACACTTTTGCAATGTTGTCAGCCAGTGATGGACCGTGGCAAGGTGCAAGCGTTACAGATCAAGTCGACAATTATTTCTTATACAACGAACCAGGCACGCAAAATTGGGCTTGTAGTGATCTTGGACTTGCCACATCATCTTTAGCTCTCTACGGCGCGGCTGATGGCTACAGCGACCTTCTGGTAAGCATGATCGTTAGTAACAGACAGGTTTATCTGTTAGGCGAGACAACCACTGAGGTTTGGACAGATGTTGGCAATGTAATCACAGGGATTACCACTTTCCCATTTCAACGGGTTCCAGGCACATCTTCTCAAAAAGGTATTGGCGCACCGTTTTCATTGGCTCGATTGGATGGAAGTTTTGTTTGCGTAACAAGAGACAACCGCGGCGATGGCACGATTGAAATGATGCAGGGTTACACTTGGGTCCGAATTTCTACCCATGCGGTTGAACAAACTTTGATTGACCAATATACCGGCGATGCAATTGCTTACAGCTATCAGATTGAAGGCCATGAAATGTACGTTGTGACATTTCCAACCATTAATTTGACTTGGGTATATGACTTTTCCACCAAAAGCTGGCACAAGTGGTTGTCATTTGATGACGGCGTTTATAACCGGCATCGGTCTAATTGTGGTGCATTTTTCAACAATATGTACATTGTTGGAGATTACGAAAACGGCAAGCTGTACAGCATTGAAAACGATGTTTATACTGAAGATGGGGCAACAATCCGCAGGCTACGTCGAGCGCCGCATCTTGTAGCCGACTTCCAACGGGAATATTTTGACGAGCTGCAGATCCAGTTTCAGCCAGGGGTGGGCTTAAATGGGTATCCTGGCTATGATGGTGAAGATTTAGCCACTGAATCCAATAACGTAATTGTGGCCGAGTTTGTGCAAGGTTATTTGACCACGCAAGCCGGTGACCAGTTAGTCACTGAGGCCGGTGACGGTAACGAACCGCTGGTTACTCAAGTGCAGCCTGCCGTGGATTACAACGGCTATGCCTTAGAAACGGAAGCCTATGAAGCTACGCCTGGCTACGATCCGCAGGCCATGCTGCGCTGGTCCAACGACGGCGGCAGCACCTGGTCAAACGAGCACTGGACCAGCATCGGCAGGATCGGCCGATATACCAATCGGGCTATCTGGCGCCGGCTAGGTTTTGCTCGGGATAGAATCTTTGAGGTTGCTATCAGTGCACCTGTCAAAGCGGTGATCATTTCTGCAAATTTGAAATCATCTGTTGGTGAGAATTAATGGCGACGGCGCCTAATTCCAACATCAATATCCCTTATTCGGAATTCCTGAACGCAACTACAGGAAGGCCGAATCAAGAATGGTTGATGTGGTTGATGAATCCGCAATTCATCACCGTAACTCTTGGCTCTGCGCTGCCGGTCACCTCTGGCGGCACCGGTCTGACCACAATACCAACCAACGGCCAGCTGCTGATCGGTAACGGCACCGGCTATACGCTCAACCCATTGACGCCAGGCGTCGGTATCAGCGTCACCAACGGCGTGGGCGCCATTACGGTCGCCAATACGGGCGTTTTGTCGTGGTCAGGGGGTAGCACTGGCTTGACGCCTGCAACCGCTACAACGGGCGCTGTGACGCTTGCAGGAACCCTCGGCGCAGGCTACGGCGGCACTGGCTTAAATACCTATGTGATCGGCGATATTCTGTATTCCAGCGGAACGACTGCGCTTTCGCGGCTTGCAGATGTGGCCACTGGGAACGCGTTAATTTCTGGCGGCGTGGCGACGGCGCCCAGCTGGGGCAAGATCGGACTGACAACGCATGTTTCTGGCACGCTGCCGATTTCTAACGGCGGCACAAATGGCACCGCAACAGCAACCGCGGGTGCGATCGCTTACGGCACCGGATCTGCTTATGCCTTCACCTCGGCCGGCACATTAGGCCAGGTGCTGACCAGTGCTGGCGCCGGAACGCCGACATGGGCGGCGGCTGCAACCGGCACCGTAACCTCGGTGTCTGTGGTGTCGGCCAACGGGCTGGCCGGAACGGTAGCAACCGCAACCACGACCCCGGCGATCACGCTTTCAACGACCGTCACCGGACTGCTCAAAGGCAACGGCACTGCAATCAGCGCAGCCACCAGCGGCACAGACTACGCGCCCGCGACCAGCGGCACGTCGATCCTCTACGGTAACGGCTCGGGCGGCTTTTCCAACGTCACGATCGGCACCGGCGTCGCCTTTGCCGGCGGCACGTTATCCGCGACCGGATCTGGCGGCACCGTCACCAGCGTGACCGGCACTGCGCCGGTCGTCAGCTCGGGCGGCACAACGCCAGCAATATCGATGGCCGCTGCTACAACCAGCGTTAATGGCTATCTGACCAGCACCGATTGGAATACGTTTAACGGCAAGGGCAGCGGCACTGTCACCAGCGTGGCTGCGCTGACGCTCGGCACAACCGGCACTGACCTGTCCAGCACCGTGGCAAACGGCACAACGACACCGGTTATCACGCTTCAAGTTCCAACCGCTTCTGCAACTAATCGCGGGGCGTTGAGTGCTGCGGATTGGACGACCTTTAACAACAAGGGATCGGGATCAGTCACCAGTGTGGCGCAGTCATTTACCGGCGGCTTGATCTCGGTTGCTGGCTCACCGATCACCACATCCGGCACGCTGGCCTTGACGGTTGCAGGCACTTCGGGCGGTATCCCTTACTTCTCAAGCGGCACAACCTGGGCAACCTCGGCGGCGCTCACGGCCAGCGCATTGGTGGTTGGCGGTGGCGCGGGGGCCGCTCCTGCCACAACAACAACTGGAACAGGTGTGATTACTGCGCTTGGCGTGAATACTGGCACCGCTGGCGCGTTTGTGGTCAACGGCGGTGCGCTCGGCACACCGTCTAGCGGCACCGTTACAAACCTGACCGGCACCGCAAGCATTAACATTAACGGAACGGTTGGTGCTACAACGCGAAATACTGGGTTATTTACAACACTCGGCGCAAACAGTGCGGTGACACTTTCAGGTGCTGCGGCAAGTGTTCACACTCTTGGCACATCGGCGACCACAGGCACCGTGACCATCGGCGGCACCGCAATGACGGGAACGCTGACTTTTGGTCAATCCACCACGACAAACGCAGTAAACATTAACACGGGCGTAACTGCAAGCGGCAACACAAAATCAACTTACATATGCACAAACGGTGCTGCGGGTAGCATAGTAAATGTAGAAATGGGTTCTACGTTAGCCTCAACGTCTAACACCTTGGTCAACGGCAGATTGCTTGCATATAGAACTACTGCTGGTGGTAATCCGGGCTTCAGATGTTACGGAACATCAACCGATCAAAACTATATTCAAATTGATAGCACTGGCGGCGGTTTTACCGCCTTGGGCGTTAACGGTAGTGTTGGCGCAGAACTAGGAACGGGAACAACGGCGTATGCAACTGTTTTAGGTTCTTACGTTAATGTGCCGGTCGAGATAGTTGTAAATAATGCTAAGGTTGCGTCATTCGCCTCCACCGGCCTAGCGGTAACGGGAACCGCAATAGCATCCACAAGCGTTGGTGTAGGCAACACAACCCCGTCAGGCGGTGGTGCTGGTATAGCCTTCCCCGCCACGCAATCCGCATCAACAGACGCGAATACGCTGGATGATTACGAAGAAGGAACGTGGACGCCTTCACAAGGTGCAGGATTGACGGTTGTAGGCACTTTTTCTTCTGCGGGAACGTATACAAAAATAGGCCGTAGCGTAACTATTTACGGGAGGGTGTCCGGTAGCACAACGGTAGCAGTAGCCGCTTCAAATACAGTTTTTTGTGCTGGACTTCCATTTTCGGGCGGGGGTGATAACGTCTATCCGGGAGTGGCACAAAATAATAGCACAACTGCGGGTATGTTTACGCAAGTAACTACCACAACGATTTATGCAGTAGGAACAATGTCTGCAACAACAAATATATATTTTTCTACTACTTATTTTGTTTAATTAGCTATACCGACAAAGAAAAAACAAATGGCAATCACCAAAGAAACCGCAATCGACCAGATCACCGTAACAGAAAACGGCATCGTTCTGTATCGTGAAGCCACCCGCATCATGGAAGATGGCACCGAACTGACCAAGACCTATCACCGTTCAAGCCTGACGCCCGACCAAAACCTGACGGGTGTGCCGGATAAGGTTGTGGCGATCTGCAAAACGGCTTGGACATCAGAAGTGATTGCCAAATACAATGAAACAACAGGGGCATAAATATGAGCGTTAATCTTTCTCTTTTTGCGGGCGCAGGCTGGCAGTTTTTCGATAACAACGGTGTGCCGCTAGCCGGTGGTTTGATCTATACCTACGCGGCAGGAACCACAACGCCGCAGGCAACTTATACCAGCAGCTCGGGAACGATCGCACAAAGCAATCCAATTGTGCTTAATTCCGCAGGGCGCGTGTCCGTTGGTGAAGTGTGGGTAAGCGAAGGGATTACATATAAGTTTGTCCTTAAAGATTCAGCCGGCACCACAATCGGAACGTATGACAATATCAACAGCACGTATGTTGCCGCCGATCTTGCTAACACAACTGATCCGACGCTAGGGGATGCGCTTGTTGGCTTTAGGCAATCAAATTTAGCGGGTAATTTGACCGGTTCTATAGGAAGCACAGTCCATCAAAAATTGCAATCTTATATTACTATTCTTGATTTTATACCTTTGGCTGAAATAGCCGCAATTCAAGCAGGCACTAGCACATACGATTGCTCAACAGCGTTAAGTAATGCTTTGGCCGCTTGCACAAGTCAAGTCATTACGTCGAGTTTTTATGCTGGCTGCAATAGCATTTTCTTTCCAAAAGGAAGATACCGTTTTGCTTCAACAATAAATTTAAAACAAACGGTTCGTCTTTATGGCGAAGTGCAAGACGTTTCAACTATTTTGCAATTCGATAATGGTATTGATGGAATTATTGTAAATAATTACAACACATACGGCAGAACAACAAGTACTGGATATTCTGCCGGACTTTCAACAATTGAAAATATGTTTTTATACTCTACGCCAGGCGCATCTGTTACGGGTAGGGGAATTTCATGCCGAGCGCGAGCAAATCTGTATAACTTAAATATAGAAAATTTTCCCGAAGATGGCGTGCATTGTGTTGCAACTTCTGGCGGTAGTGCTGCAACCGAGGGCAACTGTAACTTAATGTATATTTCAAGAGTAAACGTCACCGGCTGTGATGGTAATGGATTTTTATTTGACGGTGCGGACGCAAACGCAGGAACTATTATTCAATGTTCTGCCGTTGGAAATGCAGGAAAAGGTTTTTACGATTCTTCATTTTTAGGAAATACGTTTATAGGTTGTCATACCGAAAACAATACCGGTCAAGGCTATTGCACAGACGATACAAATTCTTGTTCTATGTTTTTAGGTTGCTATTCAGAAGGGGGGCAACCCGCATCTTCTTTTGCATTAAACACAATGGTATTAGGTGGATTACATGGCGCGGGTGTAACAGCGGCAGATAATTTAATGATTCGCGGTCATGTCGGTCAAGGATTTTTAGGGTTTTATCCTTCCGATACCGCAAGTCAAGCTTCCAACGTTAATATTCAGTTTGGAAATCGCAGCTCAGGCGAAACGGGTTATCTATTAAATTTTTTTAATTCGCTATATGATTTTTCTACCGGACAAGGAATACGATATTTTCCTGTACATAGCGCATATGAGTATTTGAACGCCGTTAGGTCTATTTTAGCGTTCACCATGTCGGATGCGACACCTACCCAAGCCGCAGGTGATATGACGGGTGGCCGTGGTTCATTTCAAGGTTCGCAATTATTTTTAAATGGGTTTTTCTTAGGTGCGTCTAATGGCTGGAGTGGCGGAGAACGGTTTATACAATACGGAAGCGCCGCCCCAACAACAGAAACACATGCCGCAGGAGAAATAGTTTTTAATAATGCAGCCACTGCTGGAGGTTATGTTGGTTGGGTTTGCACAACCGCAGGCACCCCTGGTACTTGGAAAACCTTTGGGGCCATATCAGCATGATCATTCAACTGCTCAAATCCAAAACCGTCTGGTTTGCCATCCTGATCGCGGTGTTGTCCGTCGTGCAAGGCTATGTCGCGCTGCTGCCGGTCACGCCGGTGCAGCAGATGCTGGTCGGCATGGTCATCTCGGTGGCGGTTCTGATCTTGCGGCTTATTACGACGCAGCCTATTTTGCAGAAATGAACGAAGTTATTGAAAATGTGGTGCCCAGCCGAGAGCAGATTGACCGGCTACAGGCTGAAATGATCAAGCTGCCGCAGGCAGAGCTTGTGACTGAGCACTTCTTTTCGCCTGGTATGTATTGCCGCAAAGTCACGCGACCGGCCGGCACGCTGATTGTGGGAAAAGTGCACAAGGAACCGCATTTTTTTATGTGCACAAAAGGCGAGATTTTGGCATGGTCCGAAACGGGTATGCGCCGGCTGCAGGCTGGGGATGTGATCGAATCAAAGCCCGGCACCAAACGCGTCACAATGGCCGTTGTTGATTCAATCGGAATTACTGTGCATAGAACTGACAAAACCAATCTTGATGAGATTGAAGCCGAACTGATTGAACCTGACGAAACTGCATTATTTGATGCAACAAACAAATTAAAATTAAGCAACAATTTGCACATTTTGGAAGGGAATTGATATGTCTTGGATAGCGGTAGCAATTGGCGGGGCAGCACTTTTAGGATATGCGGGTAGTCAAAACCAAGCTAGTGCTGCCGAATCATCGGCACAGCTGCAGGCAAATGCTGCAAATAAAGCATCTGACCAACAACGTGCAATGTTTGACATCATCAACGCGCAGCAGGCGCCCTCCCGCGGCGTTGGCTATGGTGCGCTCAACACGATCGGCAGCATGTTGCCGGGTCAGCAGATGCAATACGATGCCCAGGGCAATCCGACAGCGCCAATCACCGGCACTGGCTACCTGACCAAGCCATTCACGTCTGCGGATCTGATCGCAAACCTTGATCCGTCGTATCAATTCATGCGCGAGCAAGGTCTAGGCGCCACTGGGCAGGCGATGAACGTCGGCGGCGGCGGTTCTAACGTCAATCTGGCGCAAACCAAGTTTGCCGAAGATTACGCCAAAACAAGCGCACAGCAGGCATTCAATAACTTTTCAGCGCAACAGAGCAACATCTACAACCGACTGGCAGGCATTGCCAATATCGGTCAGGCTGGGCAGACGCAAGCGAATACGGCAGGCACGAACGCAGCAAATGCAATTGGCCAGCTGGGTGTGGGCGCCGCGGGTGCTATAGGCGCCGGTCAGGTGGGGGCGGCTAATGCGTATGCCGGCGGTCTGCAGGGCATTGGCAGCGCGGGAACTCTGGCAAGCCTGTTAGGGGGCGGCGGCAATGTAAATCAATTTGGCAGTGTTGGCGGCGGTTCTAGCATTATGGGCAGTCAAAGCCCGTTGTATGGCGGTGGCGCTGGAACTGGCTATTATGGCGGCCAAATGGGTCAAACTTTCTTGCTTGATTAGGAATTCAAAATGGCTGACTTCTCATTTACTCCCGCAGCGGCTGGCATTCGACCAGTGCCGCAAACCTCGCTGGCTGACATGATCGGCGTTGCTCGCGGCGCCCAAGCCTATCAGCAGGCGCAGCAGGTCAACCCGTTGCAAGTGCAACAGGCGCAGGCCGAGTTGCAGCGCATACAAAGTCTGATGCCAGAGGAAATTAAACGTGCACAGGCAGAAGCAAATGTTGCAGAACAGACGCAGATGCCGAGGATCTCTGCGGCGACCAGCGCAGCAGGAACTGCAGCTTCACAAATGAATACTGCACAACTTGCAAATTTAAGAGAGCAACAATCAAATTTTAGTCGTGAATCATTAAAATTGCTAAATCGTGAAAATTTAACGCCGCAGGATATTGACGATTTCTTGGTTAAAACCATCAAGAATGCTGGCGGCAGTGAGCAAGTGATTAATCAAGCTCGTTCAGAAGTGCCAAAAACAGGCACCACAAACGAAATGAAAGCATGGCTTGCGCGTCACGCAACAAATTCTCTGACCGCAGAATCGCAATTAGATAAATTATTTCCATCTGCAGCAATGCAAAACGTTGGCGGCGGTATTGCGCCGTTCACAATGGGCAGCCCATATCTCGCAGTGCAACCGCCTGGCACTCAAGTCGGCGTAGGAACTGCGCTTACGTTGCCGCCGGCAACTCCGACTGTAAATCCAGCAACGGGCGAACAAACTTATCTTGGCAAACCATTTTCACCACAAACAAGTGCACCTGTTGTGGCGCCTAAACCAGTGATCGCTGGTGTTGGCGCACCTCAAGCGGCAATGCTTACGGCAACCGGCAATGTTGTCGGTCCTGACTGGGTTCAAACCGTTCAAGACGCATCAAACGCACAATCTAGAATCGGTCTTTTTCAAGACATTAAAAAATACTCGTCAGAAGCATTTACAGGCGTTGGTGGCACGCGCAAAGAATTGGCAGCAGGCATAGCTCGTTTGGTTGGGATTGATGCGTATACCGCAGAACAGACAGCAACTGAGCAATTGGCAAAAAATGCCAATCTGTTGGCACTTGCTGGCGGCAATACCGATGCGGCTCGCTCACTTGCTGAAGCGGCAAACCCAAACAAAAAACTCAACGAAGAATCAATCAAGAAAATTGCGGATCAGCTAATTGGCATTGAGAAAATGAAACTGGCAAAACAGCAGTATTTGCAGCCATTCACCACTGATGCCCAAGAATATCAAAAACGCAAACTGCAATTTGATAACGTTGCAGATCCTCGGTTGTTCCAAGAAATGACGCCTGACTCAGTGGCTAAACTCAAGGCATCTATGTCACCGGCGGCTATCAAGGAATTGAGCGATAAAATACAGGCAGCACGCGCTTTAGGGATACTCAGATAATGGCGACTCTTGCTGAATTGTGGGGCGAAGCGCCGGCGGCGCCTGCACCTGTGCGGGCGGCTGGCTTTCCTGTCGTTACACCAGATGTTCAACGCACGCGTGATGCTGGTCGGCAAAAGATACTCGGGCAAGAACTGGCACAAAATCAAGCGGCACTTGCCAGCGCTACAACGCCGGAAGCTCGTCAGCTGGCACAATCCAATATTGACAGCTTAAACCGCGAGATGGGCGGCAGAACGTCTGCGCCGGTATCGGCGCCCACAACAATGGCAACGCCAGCAGGCAACACGCTTGCGGATCTGTGGGAATCTACGCCAGCCACAACTGCGCCTAAAGCAGCTGCGGCGGTTGCTGTGCCGACAGCTAAAAGTGAAGAACAGCAACTTGCAGAAGCGCAAACCGGCATGGCCGTAAATCCGATGATCGCAAGGCAGGGCGCGAAAATACGTCAGCGCGTGCAAGATACCGGATACACCACAGAACAGTTATCGGTTGGCGATATTGCTAAGAAGATTTTGCAACCGAGTGCGGCGCTCGCGGATATTGCAATCGGCGCTGTTCCTGCTGCCGTTGGGCAGGCCGCTTATGCGGTTGCTCGACCATTTACAACGCCAGAGGGCGCACAGGAAATACAGAAAAAGATCACCGAACCGTATCAGAACGTGATTGGTCGCGCTGCCGGTATCACGCAAGAACCCGGCTATACCGGCGAGGCAACAACCCGTTTGATGAATTTTGTTAGCGAGAACATGAGCAAAGGCGCTCAGTGGATCTCTGAAAAAACGGGTGCGCCGTTGTCTGACGTTGAAAACATGATGCAAACGGCATCACTGGCGGTGCCAGGCAATTTGCGTGCTGGCGCCAAGCTCGCAACGCAGGCCGGCAAAGGCGCGGTCGAATTTGTGCAGGATGTGGCCACTACGCGCCAGCAGCTGGCCGATCAGTTTGCACAAAAACGGGCGCCGATCGTGCCGCCTGTTGCCTCAGCTGCGGAAGCGCCAGTGATGAAAGGCGGAGGCGCCGCTGTGTCAGAGATGAATCCTTACCGGCCATTCCCAAACGAAGAACAATCTCGCGGCGGCGTTTTCTCTCTTTTGAAATCATCAAAAACTGCTGAAGATTTGAAACTGCCAAATCAACAGCAAGCAGTCAATATTGTGCAAGAGGTTTTAGGGCCAGAATCTGACGTTCGTCCAGGGGTTGTAACTCAAAACATTAATACTTTAAAAAATGAATACACAGAAGCAAATCTTGCAAAGCCAACACCGCGCAGCGATTTGCTTAAACGTCAGATTGCAAATGAACAAACGGCATTATCAGAATATGCAAAAAATCGCATAGCGCAAACTGGCGCAGACACCAATTTGGTCGATCCATACGCCAGAGGCGAACGCATTAACAATGCTTTTGCAGGCGGCTATAACAAAACCAGTGGTGAATTTGAAGGTTTGACCGGCTTTTTGCAAAAAGAAAAAAGTGCGTTATATGACGAAGCAAAACGCACAGTTGGAACAAATCCAATTGAAAGCAGCACCATTGAAAAACTGTTGAACAATCCGCAATTTAACTCTACTGCAAAAGCATCAGGAGTAAATTTAGAAGGTTTTAAAGAACTTTTGCAACAACACAAAACAACTGGTTTTGAGAATGCTGCTGCAAATTCTATTAACAGCATGGAAGAATTTAGAAAATCAATTAACAAAACATGGTCTCCAGATAGAAAATATTTTATTGGAAAAATGGTTAATTCTATTGATGAGGATATTGCCAAAGCAGGCGGTCCTGGCCTACTTAAACAAGCCAGAAATCTGCATGAAGCAGAAAAAACATTGTTTGCGTCAAAAGGCATCAAAACAATGTTTGGTGAAATTGATCCCAACGGCGTGCAACTCGCAACCAAGTTTGAGGATATACCCAAAAAGCTAAACAGCTTAGGCGCCGACGAATGGAAACACATCTACGACACCGCCGATCAACTGTCAAAAGGTCGGGTGCGTGGTGTTGGTTTTGATATTGAAGTGCCGCCGGAAATAAGGCAGGCAGCACAATCTGCCAAGAATGAAATGCGCGGCTCGATTGCGCGTGAGATTTACGAAGCAGGTTCAAACAAACTAGGCGTTTGGAATCAAAACAACGCCAACAAAATAATGAATGCTCGCTGGCAAAAGATTAAATATGCTTTTGATCCAGAAGAAGTGAAAAAGCTGCACACACTAAACTATGCTGGCCAGCTCATGCCGGGTGTTCATGCTTATGAAGGCGCAGCTCTGCAAGGTCAGCGGGTGCAGGGAATCATTGAAAGCAATTTAGGCAAGCTGGGCGCCACTGTTGGAGGATCTGCAGGCGGCTTTCTTGCAGGACCGCCGGGGGCTGCTGCTGGTGCTTACATGGGCGGTCAACTTGGCTTAAAAAGTGCGGCAGCAATGGAAGCCAAAGCACTGCAAAAGTCAGCTGAAACGCTGCAGAAAGAAATGAAGCGCAACGCTCAACTTGGTAAAAATAACATCAAGGACATTGGCAAATAATGGCAACCTCTACCGAACTCGACGTTCGTTTGACCTCGCACGAAGCGGTGTGCGAGCTGCGCTATGAATCTATCAACGCAAGGCTCAAGCGCATTGAAATGATCGGCATTACTGCGGCGGGTGCCATTATTATGTTGCTGCTAAATTTAGTTATGAAAGGTTGACCATGAAAACGCTATTGCTGCTGACCTTGCTGTCGACCAACGCGCTTGCCGGTGGCGTCAATCTGATGATCTGTAATGGTGAGTTTGCCTTGTGTGCTGCGTCTGCCAGCGTGCCGACCGGCAAGACGATCAAGGTAGATGGTAAGGAGTTCCAAGAGGGCATGGCGGTCTGCCCAGTGCTGACCGGCAAAGCCATCGCAAACGCAGATCTGATGAAGGGCAGCTGCAAGGCACCGCCGGGTAAGGTCTGGTCGCTGTTCTCGACGGTCACCGAATACCCGCAGGCACCGTCTTGGGCGGTGGTCACCATGACGCCCAGGACGTTCGTCACCACGACTGCCGCCGGTGGGGGCATGTCGAACCAGTGGTCATTTCTGTGCGACAAGCAAGCCAAGAAGGTCAACAACGTGCAGCTCGCCAACTGTTTTGGCCCGATCAACGAATCGCCGTGGAATAACGGCCATGTGCCGGTAGGCAGCACTTCGTTCACCGCAGCGCCCGTTGGGGCTGCAAATCCCGTTGGCGGCAATGTGCCGAGCAAATAAGGAGATCATCATGGGTTGGTTAAAAGCGCGTTTTGGTGAAGCATCAACGATGGCCGGTTTGGGCGTTATTGCAATGGTTTTGATGCCAATGGTGCCGCCTCAGTATCAACTGCTCGCACAGGGTATTGCCGTGGCTCTTGGTTTGGGTGGAGTGGTGCGACCTGAAAATGCTAAGTAATTTTCCGGCAGCGCTGGCGCTGGTGCTGAAGGCAGAAGGTGGATTTTCAAATCATCGAAATGACCCCGGCGGCATGACCAACCTCGGCGTAACCCGAAATGTCTGGCGCGACTGGGTTAATCGAGATGTTGACGAGGCCGAGATGCGCGCTCTCACGCCCGAGCTGGTGACGCCGTTGTATAAACAGCGATACTGGGATGCTTGCAAGTGTAGCGACCTGATTCGCGGTGTTGACTATGCCGTATTCGATGCTGCCGTGAACATGGGCGGCGGCAGGGCGGCAAAGCTGCTACAAGCGGCGCTAGGTGTGAAGGCAGACGGTATCATCGGCAGGGCCACGATCGCTGCTGCGACCGCTGCCGATCCCGTCGAGCTGTTGGAGGCGTTTAGCCTGGGCAAAGAAGCGTTTTACCAATCCCTGCCGACGTTTGGTGTGTTCGGCAAAGGCTGGCTCAACCGTGTGGCGCACGTTCAAGATGCGGCAGAGCAGATGATGGGCTAGCCGCCAGTTGTTCAGGATTTCTTAACCGCCGGCTTCGCAACTGTTAAGGATTCCTTAATAGCTGGTTCCGCAAGCGCATCCTCCACCGCCTTGATTGCGTCGTTCAGCCGCAGATCAACCCTGTGATGTACCCACGAGTCTAGGGGCGGGTATGTAAGCAATATTTCCCCGTGACTTCTTTGCGCCATCCGCATTGCATCCCTTGCCGCTTGCGCGGCGGCTCTCAGTTTGTCGCTCATCGCTTACCCTTTGCTGCGTCAACGGCGGCATCGCTTAATTCGGCACTGCCTGTCCACTCAAGCGAAGATACGGACAACGACCTGCCGCGTTTGTCATCCCGCAACCACCGATACCGCGCAGCATCTTTCCGCAGGGCAGCGGGTTGCTCTGCGTTCCTGTCCAACTGCTTGAGTTCCAGCAGTTGCGCGGCAAGGTCTTTTATCTGCTGATCGTGATTAGCCAACATAACCCCCAACGTCGGCTCCGGTTCCGCAAGCGCAGCTTCCAAGTTTTCAATTTCTTCTCTCGCGCACTCAAGACCATCCAGACATTTCAGTGCCAGCAATGCCGCTTTAGCGGCCTCTCTCAGTTTGTCGCTCATCGCATCACCAGCACTGTGCAGATGATGACCAGCACGACAACGACAAGGCCGATCCGACCGCAGTCGGCAAATCCTTCGCTGTACCCTTCGTCATAATCATTCCAGTTACCCATAAATCCTCCGATCTTTAACGGCGAGCTTTCTTCACATTGTTAAGCCCGAGCACTTGTATCTCATACCGGCGCATCGTGGCGGCAACGTCGGTCTTGGCGACGTTGGTCGGAACGAAAGGAAACTCAATGATGTAAATTTTGCGCTCGCGTAAATAGGCTATGGCGGCTTCCAGTTTTTCAGTCATGATTTCCTCTCGTTCCAACGTTGGATGGCAACCTCTAGAGGCTGATCGGTATCGTGGTGCGGGCCGATCATCTGGCAGTCATCGCACGTAATTGCGATAACGTTCGGTTTCACCTCGTCGACCAACACGTCGTCGTTTTTGCAAAACGGGCAAGGCAGGATGACGATCTGGCGTTTCTGACGCTGCTCGCGGGCTGTTTCCCAGCGATCGAGATCCTGGCTAAATTCGCGCTCAAGCTGGTCAAATTCGTTTGTGCTCATTTTGCCTCCTCAAAAGGGGATGTCGTCATCAATTTCTGCAACCGCTTTTTCTGCTTGCTCGCGGGTTTTAGGCTCTTTTTTGGTAAATGACATGCTTTGCCATTTGTTGCCGTTTTTGTCGGTTTTAGTCCAGGCTGACACATAATATTCAACCCCATCAATCAAAGCGCTGCCGGTCATGTTTGGGTGCTGGTCGGTCAGTTTCTTTTGATTCTTGAACATCGACCCGCTTAGTTCTTTTTGCACAAAATCAGCCATTATTTGATTCCTTTAAGTTTTTTAATCATTTCATCAACTGTTACCAGAAAAGCATTAACCGCGGTTTCCAGTTTTTCTATTTCCTTTTCATCCCGTTTAAACCGAACAATCATCAGTTGCAAGTTTTCTGGCAGGTCAGGCCGGAAGCTGACGAAATCGCACCAATCCCGACCAGTGCAGGCCATCTGCCACATCATTTGATTTTTGTAGCCTGTTGGAACAACTCCGGCGATCAAATTGGCAAGGTGAGTGGCAACTTTCGGACACTTGATCTCCACTAATCCAGAATTGCCCACCAAACCGTCAGGCGAGGCTCCTGCGCGATCTATCGTCGGATGGATACATAACCCCACCTCGTCAACCGAAAACCCTGTCTCGGCCTCATACGCGCTTCTGGCAAGTGGTTCCGTTTCGGTTCCAAATTGCATGTGCTCATTCGTAAAGCTGGAACCCTGCGGCTTGCCGGTCAAGATTTCAGCGACGAGCTGCGCCTGGTAATCCCTGTAACCCGCGGTTTCGGGCTTCATTAAAACATTGGAAATCATGCTGGCTGTGACTCGGCCGGCACGACTGGCCAGCCATTCCGGTGTTCCCTGGACTGCGTCTATGACTTTCATGCTGCCGACAGTTCTGTTTTGCGCTTGTTCTTGGCGTTGGTGAGGGTTGCCATTGCCATTGTGTCATTCTCGGCCTGCGCCTCTTTGTAGGCGGTTTTGAAAACAGCCTGCAGGTCATCCAGTGTAGGCGCGGCTCCCAGTGCAAACATATGGGTTGTGCAATCCATTGTCTTTTTGGGCTTTGCTGCGCTGGCTGCGTTGCCATCGTCATCTTCGGGCGCCACTCCGACCGCTGCTGAGAGGCTGTAACGGCGAGCGTAAGTTAAAGCCGATCCGTATCCCTGGGCATCGACTTTGCTGACCGGCAAGGACAAAACCCCGCAGGAGATCCACTCACCCGAGCTGTGCAACAAGGTAGTTTCTACTCGCACCTCGTCTTTTTCTGAAGGCTCGACGGTCTGGATGTAGGACAGGCCGTTGGCACTGAACGCGGCTCGGATGGCCTCGACTACGCTGGCAAGGTCGGCGTATTTGGACTTGAAGAAAGGGTTAGCAGAGTCTTTAATTGCGCCTTTCATGGCTCCCTGCGCTTTTGCTAGTGCTGCTGCCAGTCCTGCTACTGATTCTGATTTGTTCATAATGCCTCCGTTAATTAAGTGAGAAAAGTAAAACTACAAAAATCCACGTTGCTGCAAACAGTCCAATTCCGAGCAAACAATCAAGCATGATCTGTTTCATTCTTGCCCCTTGTCATCTGCAATGTCTTGCGCCAATTCTTCAACGCAATCTG